CCCTAACGTTAATCCTCTTACGTGGCCCTCGCTTGTTGCCTATCCCAACCCTGCTGCTAAGAGTCCACGCAGCACCGCAAGCGAAGCGGAATAGGGGGTTCTCTCCTTCAACTTATGCACCGTTCATCCTGCAATCATATTATTAGGATAGGCCTTTTCGCTCACCACATGGTACGAAGAAAGCAAGAATCTGGAACCTTTGTGGCGACTGTCTGTATGACATTGCCGATTGAGGTGGTAGTGATACTAGACAAGATGAAGAAAGAGCATGGGAATAACCGCTCAGCGACGGCTGCGCACATCATCAAAGACTGGAAGAGAACAGTGGACAGCCAAGTTCGCGACAGAAAGAAGAGAGAAAGGAGAGAGTGAAGATGAGTGACGAGATATTTGAATTAAGAAGTGGTATTGAAAGACTGACCGAAGTCATCGAAGAGTTGATGAAATTACTGGAAGTTTTGCAGAATGACAGATGAACCAGAAGAGGATGACTTCGAGGACCGACACCTGGTTATCATGTGGTGTCGCAAGGGGGGGGTTATCGGACTCGAGTTTGAAATCTGCGATACCAGAACGATATGTATGCTGTGCGGGAACGGTACGGATTGTTGCGTGTGTTAGACCATCGAACCCCATGAACCCCTACCCATGATGATATCTTTGTTCAAATTTGGATGCGCGCCACCAACGCCGCCTTCCGCTGCTTGATATGCTGTTGTCTCATCAAGACCGCCTGCCCAGCGATGTTGTGGATCTACGAGAGCTAGTATTGGTGGCCCGAGAATTAGACCTTTAGCCAGGGTAACACCCATTCCTGTGCCATAGCCAACACCCAATGCAAGCGACCAGACCCGGGCCTCTGGAATATTGGTAGGATCTAAAAGAGCAACGAAAGCATATTCCTTCATGGCTCTAATGAATCCCTCATGAGGATGTTCCCCTCTGGGTCTGTAACCACCCTGCCGTTCTTCGGCCGTTGCAAATTCCCCTCGCCCATATGGGTTGAGCATTCTCTGCTCCCAATCTGTTAATTTTTTTGTTTTGATTGTCTTGAGAATTCTCTTCGAACTCTTTTTTACTTTAGAAGCAATACCTGGAGTGAAGGTCTTTTTCAAGTAAGACCAATAGAACTCGTCCTCATCTATTTTCCGCCAATACATACGAACGACGCATCCTCTCAAGTCTAACTAGATCGGGTTCCTTGTCGATTGCAATTGGTAGGACTACGGCTGCTGCTGTACCTGCAAAAGTCATTTCAGTAGTAAAGAGTAAGGGGTCAAATATGACTACCCTCGTGATATGGATCTTATCTGAAGCTGTTGCTCTCCCACATCCCCAGTTAGTGCTTCGTATCTGAACTACTCCGAACGGCATTGCTGTGTCTTTAGTATAGGTCTTGCAATTGCCATACCATATTTGTTCTAGATCATAATTCTCCGACGCATCACCGAACCCAGCATTTAGCCCGGGGGGAGTCCACGGATTTGATTCGCCATCAAATGCTCCATCCCTAATCTTCTCAGTTGAGATGATGTCCCATGTAGTTAGTTTAGGACCGGGGCTGTCAGTAGTTAGGATTGGGAGATCGGGTTCTTGGAACTGCCCACCTAGGTTGAACAATGTGTTACCCTCATTAGTTAGTCCACTAACATCAAAGTAACCTCGCCAAACCGCGATGCCAAAGGTGCTGGGATTTGTGACATCCTCCCATCCACTGCCTGTCACCACTAAGTTCCCTGGCGACTCCCTCACTGCCACTAGGGCAGGGATCAACTTTCGCAATAGGCGAGTAGATGATTCTGCCATCATCTCATCCTCTTTGCTTTTGCATGGGCTTTCTTAGCTAGTGTTGCGAACGGTGTTCGAGGATGCTTCTTCTTCAGAGCCTTGTAGGCCTTAGCGTACTTCTTGTTGTAGGCTGAAGCCTTACGCTTGACTTTCCCCCCCGCTTTTCGCACTGCACCAGGTGTAGCGCGAATTGCACGACCAACTAGAGGCCGGCAAGCTCGCTCAGCAAACGCGGCAGCGAGAATAGGATCAACTCCCTTCTCTTCGAGCGCAGTTGAAGCAAGACCACAAAGAGCCCGGGCTGCCGAATCAGAGAGTGCTTCCATTGGAAGCCCCTCAATTGTCAGCTGCAGTTGATTGGATCGCAATAGCCATCCAGTCCTTTGTACCCAATTTGACTATTCGGCACTTTGCACGAACGCAAACTTGCAAAACATGGTTGGCGGATAGTGTGATGGTGCCAGCATTACTGCAAACAAAATACAATTGGTCATTGACAACCATTCTCGATTCATCTAGCTTGCCGAAAGAATCGGGGAAGAAGTCTGAACCAGTTGACTGGGTATTGGTTGCCTGATCATACAGAAGGTGACCTGAGGCGATTAGGGAATTTTCGTCAGCACTTACCAAGGCAGTACCGGGGTTTAGATCGGAAAGTTGGAAGTCAACCTCTACCTTGTCCGCTGGAGCCAGCGATCCAACAAAGGAATTGAAGTAGGTATTCGCTACCGTATCATAAATTTGAACGATAAAATCCACTTGTTCCACTGCTAGTGCTTGTTGATCGCCGACATCAACATACGCTCCCAAATCCAATGTTCCTTGTCCAACTGTATTTGCTGCCAATTGAATTTCTTCAGTCAGCCAAAAACTACCAGTCTTGCTTGTTGCCATATCGGCCCGTGTAACAATCTCGCTATTAAACCTTACAGCGCATCCCTAACGTTAATCCTCTTACGTGGCCCTCGCTTGTTGCCTATCCCAACCCTGCTGCTAAGAGTCCACGCAGCACCGCAAGCGAAGCGGAATAGGGGGTTCTCTCCTTCAACTTATGCACCGTTCAT